TACATGACGGGGTTCATGACCTTGGAGTGCATCAAGCAGTCGGCGATGCGACCCCACATGGAGCCTTCATAAGTATAAGAGTGGCCGACGAAGTTGGAGATGTCGGAGGCGCCGCCCAGCGAGAAGAACTCGAAGGGGCGCTTCAGGACGTTGGCGATGGCGTGCTTGGCAAACGAAGTCTTGCCGATACCCGGAGGTCCATTTAATACAATGACGTTTCCAACTGAGCCCGGGTTCACGATGAGCTGGGCGATGATTTGCATTATCTGGGTCTTGGCGGGAACCATTCCGTAAATCGCCTTGTCCATTTCGGCACGGGCATTGACCATGAAGTCGGTACACTTCTGCTGGCCATCTAAAATTTGGACGGGGAGGGGCACGATCTTGCCGAAGGGGATGCGCATAAAGGCGTCCACCCAGTTTTTCAGTTTGTAGGACTCGCCGCTATCAGACATTTCCGACAAAGCGGAAATCTTTTTGATGACGTTGGACTTGGTGTGGTCGGCCACGGGCATTTTCAGGACCTGGAACTTATAGGGCACCTCACCCTCATCAAGCACCAGAGAGGATACACGGGTCATCAAGTCCAAAAGCTCGTTGCGAACGGACTTGGGCTGGCTCTTGAAGTAGTTCTCTTCGTGCCGAGTGAGTTTCATTGGGATTATATCGGTGTTCTTGCGAGAAGGGCGCTCGATGTGCTTAGGGGGAAATGGGCTGGAGGTCTGTTCGGTCGTAAGAAACTTGTGGGCCAGATATTCCAGGAACTCGTCCTCGTCCTCTTCGTCGTCGTAGTCGGAATCGTCGTCTTCCTCAGCAGAATCCGCTTCAATTTCAACGGGAAGGACTTTGGGTAGAGGCGCTTTCGGGGTGGGCGTCTTGTCCAGCGTATCGTCGTCTACCCAAGTGGTTTGGTCGCCACGCTTGGGGCGAAGGTTGTAGCGACCCTTCTTCTTGTTCGGAGGCTTACCGTCATCCGAACCCATATCTTCCGAACCCTTCCGGTCCTTTGCGCATTCGCGCGAGAGTCTCTTTGTCATCCCTTGCTTGTTAGTAACATTAAACAAACTATTCATTTTCTTGGAAGATTACAATGAATTCTCTTGTTTTGAGAAAGGTCTACCCTGACGGCTACCCAAAAGACGCAGTGGAAGTTTTGAAAAACATGTCTTTCACGGACGGCCACAAGGTGAACATTGTAGGTAGCATGTCTCTGCGATCGCAAGTTTACGCAGGGGACTACGACGCCAACGAGCGTATAACTTTAAGCGGGTCCAGGGTAGAGGCACTAAAAACACTGACTGCCAAGTTCAAGAGTATCGTAAGAAGCATAAAAAAGCTACCGCTGACTTACGTGAGCGACATAAAGTCCGGTTCTGTCGAGGAGTGGCGCATCATTAGTAGGCCCTACAACTTTTCCGAGTCCCGCAAGCAGCTGGAGAAGCTTTACGAGGCAAACATAATTGACCGCGCAGTCTACATAGACGGAAAGAAGCGTATCAAGAAGAACCCTACGAACCTCGAACTTTTGCTGCTGGAGCAAGACTTTCGCCCCAACATTATTAGGTGGACGGTTTCTGAAGTTTTGATAGGCTACAAGAAGCTGGTCGACGGGCGCAAGTTTACCTTGGAAGAAGCTTTCACCACGCCTACCATAACCAAACTGGACGTGATTTCGTGGGTCCAAAATAACCGCTTCACCGATTTTTCCATGATCTACGAGTTCGCGAATAACGGTGTGACACTGAACCCCAGTCTACGAGACTTCGAGGAATCGGTTTTGGAAAACATCTATGTGCTTCACTCCCAAAAACAGTATTACAAGATGGCCAAGCGGGTCTTTGCGTTGGCAAAGTATAACCGAAACACCGAAGTCCTGAAAATCCTGAGCCCGCTTTTCAACGGAGACCTGGGTCGCCTCTACATAGTGTATGGAGACATAGGAACTGTGGAAAGCATGTTTGAGACTGAACGGTTCCTGCCTTACTCCAAGCTGGAGTTTGAGTTTGACCAGTTCAAGGGTCGTCTTTCAAACATTTCGCTGGAAAGGTATATTTCGCAAGAAGACCAACTTTTCAAAGACATCGACAGACTTGTATCGGTCAAAAAAATAGCTTCTAACAAGCAGAAGCTTTTGTCTATCATGGGGTCCATAAAAAAGAGACTACTTGAACTGCTGTCGCACTATTCCAAGGAGTATCTTGAGAAGCATGAGCTGTTTCCTAGTTACTAGTTCGCGTATGGATTTCCTTTGCCGTTGAATGCGCTTCCGGCGCACGCGGTACACTTCAACTGGCCATTTAAATAGTCGAGACGTCGATCCCCACTCCCAGTCTGCCACGGGTCACTTGGATATCCGCCAGGAGAAATTGTTCTCTCGTTGTAAACAACTCTCTGCTTTTTGGTTTCAACCCACCCAGAGGAATCGCGAATAGTTTTGTTGTTAAAAGGGTAGCCGCTCACTTGCGTCGCATTTGGACCCTGAGAACTCATTTGTATCTATGAAAGTAAAGATGTTCCTTCTTCATATGTTAGCCACCCTACTAATTGTATATGTTTTATACGTTATCTTCAACCGCGAACACTTTGTTGAGGAGCAGGCTTCGTCAATTGAAGACCTGGAAGAGAAGGTGGACAAACTTTCCAAAGAGTTCCACGAAATGCAGCGCGCCGCCAGCGTCCAAAGCAACCAAGCCGAGGCGGCTACTATTGCCTTACAGGGCATCAACTAGCGCGCGTCCACCACGAAATGTCAAAGTAAGGTGGCAAAACGTCAATCTCTCCGGGCTGGGGACCGGTCTTCATATTTTCACGGACTTGGGCCGGGGTCAGGAAGTTGTTGAAGTAGGTCAAAGACGAAAGGGCCCCGTCAAATCCTCCCGCGACGCCAGTGTGAACAGTGTCTTCGTTCTGGCGGGGCAGCTGGGTAAGAGTGTGGTGGGTGTGCAGCGTTCCATTGATATAAACGTCCACCGAGTTCTGCTCTACGACCAAGGCAAAGTGGAGCCACTTCTTTGCGGGAATGTTGGATACCGCTAAAACTTCAGTTGCCCCAAAGGTGTCTATTTTTATGATTAAGGAGTTGGTGTTCGCGTCAATGAAAACGCCGGGACACATGGAAGAAAGATTGGAAGGGCCTTTGGTAAACACTACTTTTTGGGCCCCGTATCTGTAGGCAAAGTCGTTCACCTTGAACCAGCAGGTATACGCAAAGGTCAAACCCTCCTTTTCGTTTACCGACTTAGGAAGCACCACTCCGCTATCAAACGTTTTGCGCCCGTCTAGGGAGGGTCCGTGGATAGTCGTGGTAGTTGTTCCGGCCTGCGGGTTCCGGGAAAAAAAGTAGAAGGCCGCCATCACAACTATGATCGCCACCAGAATTGAGATGGCGATAGAATCCATTATTATATACTACTCAAAAAGCGAATTCTCTGACCGTGTTGCCCTGCGTGTCGTACATCCCGAACTTCACGGCGTATCCGGTTGCCGCAGCCGCCGCTGATCCGGCAGGAGTGGTGTCTACATCCGACTTACAAGTGGTTCCCGCGGACGAGAACTTGATGGCGTCGTCGGGCGTCAGCATGCGCGGATAGTGGAACATGCTACACATCTTGCCCGAGAACCCGCCGTCGGGCGTCACAGAAATGTCTCCAGAAGCCGGCTTGGGCACGCCGGGCAGGAAGCAAGACTTCACCAGCTTGCCGTCAATGTAGATATCCAGGTTGCGGGCGAACACGGTCACGCTGACCGCAAACCACTTCTGTAAAGGAACGTCGGCCACTTCGCAGACAAATACGTCGTCGGTAGTTCCTGAACTCCCGGCCGGCGCGGGCTCGGACACGGACCCTTCCTGGCCCGCGGGGAAGATAGACACAGAAACTCTGAGCGTGTTTTCGGTGGGATGTAAGCTAATAGAGGGGTTCTTAATAGCCGTGTTGGTAGGGTCGGGGCGGGACAGGATGCTCTTGTCCTTTCCAAAGCCGTAGTTCCAGTCCTTGATAAACATCCACCACTGCATGCCATAGGAACCCTCGTTCTGGGCCGAAAGAGGGGCGTTGGAGCCGCGAATAGTCACCGCGGACTCCGCATTGTGGGGGGAACCTAGTAAATCGGCACTGCTGTCGGAACCCGAAACGTAGTTCAAGGTTTTGGAAGCAACAGAGGGAGAAGCCAGGACGTTCTGGGAATTATCAGAGGAGTCGCACGTCCCTAAGTTGTCGCTTCCGCTAGCGAGAGGAGGGGTTCCCGTAAACAGAACCGTGGTCCAGCCCTTGGTCACCGCATAATTGTCGTAGGCAATGATGCATCCGATAACCAAGAGAGCAATCACCAAAATAATCCCCAGAATTTGAAACAGGCTCATGCTACGGGTCGCGCTCGCGAGCTTGGTGGCCTGCTCGGTAAGAGCTTGGTTTGCGCTTTCGGCAACCTCGGCAGCCTGCTGCTCAAAGGCGCTGATATCGCTGGCTCTGTATTGGGCGAGACCCACATCTATTTTTGGGGCTACGATTGGAGCGGGAGTTCCGATCGGCTTAGAACCGAAGAGGCCCATTTGTTATATTTCCCGTAGTAAAAAACGGACGACTTAACAGAAGGATGAGTTCCAAGCAAATGTATTGTAATAACTGCGGGGGGAGCGGACATATGTTCAGGTCGTGTAAAGATCCAATTATTTCCTGTGGCATTCTTCTTCTAAGAGGAATTTACGAGCCTCTGTGTTTGCCAGTGGACCCGAAAGAGGTTTCGGTCTTGATGGTCAAGCGAAAGGACAGCATGGCTTTTATGGAGTTTGTGCGAGGCAAGTACGATTTTGGCGATCGCGAATACGTCAAGATGCTCTTGTCCAACATGACTCTGCTAGAACACGAACTTATCGCAGAAGAGAACTTTGAAAAGCTATGGCGCAAACTGTGGGGAAACGGTCGCGAGCTCGAGTCAGAGGAATACAAGTCCGCCCAAACTAAGTTTAATATGTTATCGGTTCGACAGCTTTTAGCCGAAATGCCTGCTAAGTTCAGGGATCCGGAGTGGGGGTTTCCCAAAGGGCGCAGGGCTCGGGGAGAGTCCGACGTTGACTGCGCGATTCGCGAGTTTTCAGAAGAAACCAATATAGAAGCCAACGCCTACAAAGTATTCCCCAATATCAGTTTTACTGAAACCTTTGTCGGGACTAATGGAGTATCGTATCGCCACGTCTACTTCGTGGCTCTCCTGAAAGACTCGCGACAGTTTAATCTGGATTCTAAGTTGACCGCTGTTCAACGTCGCGAAGTTTCCGCAGTGGAGTGGAAGACATTGAAGGAATGCCGAAACATTACGAGGCCGCACTATACCGAAAGAAAGAAGATGATTGGGGAGCTTGAGAAAAAGGTGAAAACACAAACCGCTGTATAAACAAATGAGCTGGCTGGCGCTGGTAATTGTTTACGGAGTAATGACTGTATCTGGAACTCTAATTTCAATGCTTTCTACCCAACTACAGTGCTCCAAGCTGAACTTTCTGGAATCACTGAAGCATGGCTCTATTTTTGCAGTTGGGCCCACCGTAGTTTACGGGCTCGCTGTCTTTTTCGCACTAGTTCGCAACCCTTTTGCTTCAACCTTGGAATCCTTCGGCATTCCTCATGGTTTAGCCCCCATGCTGGCTGTAGCTTATTTAACAATGATCATGGCCTGGATATCGTCTGTGATCTTAATTAGCAGTTCCGAAAAGGCTGTGTGCGTCGCCAACGTTCGCGAAATGACGGAGTTCAAGCAGAACTTATTGGCCAAGCTTCAAGAGAAGGAGGATGCTAGAGTGAAAAATCAAGAATATACACCACCGTCAGATACGACATGACGGCAAACACGAACATCCACCACCAAATAGGAAACACGGTAGAGTCCTTGGTTCCTACACCGAAAGGGCGCACTCTGCCTTTTGAACCAAAAGCCACGGCCGGGCGCATGTAAAGGAAGCCGGCCACCAGGAAAAGGTAGACGGCGAGCATCCATAACTTAGGAGACTTCCGGATCATATCTTCCATTATCAACTTATACATAAAATTCTATCCAATATTAAGGGATGTATGTATTACCGAATCGCAAAGCCTTTTCCGATTCAATAACCCGCATCTTCCTAAAGCACAATTACCGAAACACCGACGTAGATCCTTTGGATGCCGAAGAGGACCTGTGCCGAAAGCAGGGCGGTCCTTCCAATAGCCGCGAGCTTTTTAGCTACCAAAAGCTCGTGCGCGACTATTTGTTAATGGAAACTCCTTACCGCGGACTCCTGCTTTACCACGGCCTCGGCTCCGGCAAAACGTGTTCGTCTATCGCCGTTGCCGAGTCTTTGATGACCACCAAAAAGGTCTTCATCATGCTTCCCGCTTCTCTCCAAGCCAACTACCGGTCCGAAATTCGTAAGTGCGGCGACCCTATTTACGCTTTTGAACAGCACTGGGAACAACGTTCGGCGCAGGACTCAGAGCAAGCAAAAAGCCTGGGCATATCTGAAAAGTTCTTGGCCGAGAACGGCGAATACTACGTTACCGTGCCCGACCGCCAGCCCAATTTTAGAACTTTGGCCGCCAAAGCCCAAACCACCATTCGCGCCCAAATTGACGACATCTTGGATTCCCGCTTTTCATTCATTAACTATAATGGTCTGTCCTCTTCTAATATAGACAAAGTTCTGCCCCCAGACCAACCCCATTTATTTGACGACTCCGTAATCATAATTGACGAGGCTCACAATTTAATTGGAAGCGTTGTGAATGACCGCGAAATCAAGCGCCGGCTCTACGACATGATTTATAACGCTCGCAACGCAAAGGTGGTCTGTTTATCCGGAACTCCTGTTATTAATCGCCCCAACGAGATCGCTTTCCTAATGAACCTTTTGCGTGGCCCCATTGAGCAAATCAGTATTCCCACCAAGTCCGCTATTTCCTGGGACGAGGCCATGATGACCGCCTTCTTTCGCTCCATCAAGGACGTGGACACCATCGAATACAATTCCGTCAAACGAATTGTGATGCTGACCCGCAATCCGCCCTATTTTCAGAGCGAATACAATGAGAAAGGTGAGCGCATAGCCGTAAAATACAACAAGGACATGGACCAGGACCCCGACATAAAAAACTGGGTAAAAACTTGGAAGGCCAAGTTCGAGATTCAGTTTGCGGGCACTGAACTAGCTGATTCCGATCGCATGATCGTGGAAAAGCTTGAGTGCCTGCCCACCGACTTCGAAAAGTTCGTGAACACTTTCGTAGACGGCCTATCTATCAAGAACCCCTTGCTATTCGCTCGTCGCATCCAAGGCCTGGTATCCTATTACAAGGGCGCCGACGACCGCTTACTGCCCAAGCGCCTGGACGAGGATTCCACCTTAACCAAAATTGTGATGTCCGACGAGCAGTTTTTAAGGTATTTGGAAGCCCGATGGGAAGAGATCCAGCGCGAAAAGCGGCAGGCCAGAATGAAGTCTGAACTTGATTCGGACTTCGGCTCCTATCGCATGACTTCTCGCCTTGCGTGTAACTACGCCATTCCCCCTGAACTCCGCGTAAAAATCGACGAGAACACCACCGAAGAAACCTTGGTTGACAAGCCCGAAGTTCTTGAAGCTCTAAAGAAAGATCCCGCAAAATACCTTTCGCCTGAAGCCCTGAAAATTTACTCGCCCAAGATGGCCCAGATGCTTTCTGACATCACCGAAAACGTCAAGGGATACAAAAACCAATTCATCTATTCCCAATACAAATCCTTGGAAGGTCTAGGGCTATTTGCCGCTATTCTGGAAGCCAACGGGTTCCAACCTTATAAATTAGTGAAAAAGCAGGGAGTCTGGGAAGAGGATTCGGCAATGGACAAGGACAAGCCTGCCTACGCCATGTTCGTGGGCGGAAACGAGGAGGAGCGCGAGCTTTACCGCCAAATCTTTAACCAGGACTACGCCGACACCTTCCCCCAAACCCTGAAAGACGCAATAAAGGAGCACCGCCTCTGCGTGTTCATGGGCTCTTCGGCCGCCGCGGAAGGCATTACGCTCGCCGACGTGCGCGACGTTTACATCATGGAATCTTACTGGAACCCCGCGCGCATTGACCAAGTTATAGGGCGCGCCATCCGCATCTGCTCCCACCGCAAACTGCCCTTGGAAGAGCGCACCGTTCGCGTCAAGCTTTACTTGTCCGTGTTCTCCGATTCGCAAATGACCACCAGCGAAGGCCCCAACATCGTGTCCATTCGGCGCAACGACACTTCTCTAAAACGTTACGAGGGTGGTGAACCCCGCCAGGCTTTCATGACTTCGGATGAATATTTGTATGAAGTCAGCTACCGCAAGTCCCGCATCATCAAGAACATTGCTTTAATTTTGAAGCAGGCGGCCATCGACTGCGAAATCCACCGCAAGCTCCATTCGCGCGAGAAGCCGGTGATTCAGTGTATGCGCTTCGATACCACTTCCAAGCCCGAAGACCTGGCTTTCCGCCCGAACTACATGACGGAGGAAAAGGACACGCTCTACATGCGCAACATTATCAGAAAGGCGCGCAGGCTCCAAAAGATAAAGGTAAAGGGCATCATGATGATTTTGGACCCCGACACGAACGAAGTGTTCGACTTTTTGGCGTTTGAAGACACGCAGCGCCTACTCAAAATTGGACTGCGAACGTCCCTGGGCGAAATCAAGTTTTTTACCTCTGTAGTTTCATAAAGATGGCGTCTAGCGGAGCAACCATGTCCAATACCCAAGCAGGAACGCGCCTCACTTCTTCAAGTGACTGGACACGCCTAAAGAAACTAAAGGCTGTGGGCCAGGGTCTCTGGAACAACTCTGCGAGAACTTCCGCCGAACTTCCCATTGTTCAGAACAAATACAACGTGTCTCTGTTGATTCCGAGAACCACTGGCACTTCAAGGTATCGCAACATGTCTTCAGACTGGACGAACTACAAGGCCTACAACACCACCGACTACGTGTTCCAGAGCCAGCAGACTGGAAACGAAGGTAAGAACCTATCTGTCCAAAAGCCCTGCTCTTGCTCTGTGCCTTACAGTCCCCTAAAGCGTGGACCGTGCGTCAAGTGCAATGGACTTTAAATAAGCGTTATTATGGTTTTCATTATCAGGGTAATAAATAACAAGAGATGCCTGGCGGATTGATTCAGTTAGTGGCTAAAGGGGCGCAAGACCAGCTTGTGAATGGAAACCCCTCCTTTACTCACTTTCGCAGCATGTACAAGCGCCACACCGACTTCGCGATGGAGCACTTCAGAATCTTTTTCAAAAATACCAACCTTGCCATTCCCGGAACCGGCAACGTGACCCTGAGCGCCCGCATTGACAGGAACGCCCAGCTCTTGAACGACTGCTACCTCAACATTACGCTCCCCCCAATTTACTCGCCGGTAGTCCCCATTCCTCCGGGCCCAATTCCGGCCGGAGCCCCAATCAACAGTTCTTCCAACGCAATCGGATACGAGTTCCAGTGGATCCCCAACATCGGCTACAACATGATTAACTACACGTCCTTTCAAATCAACAGCCAGGAAATCGTGAGACACACTGGCGAGTGGATGAAGCTGTATGCCGCCCTAACATTTTCCGCGAACAAAAAGGTTATTGTGGATAGGATGGTCGGCAACCTGCCCCAGTACACGGACCCCGGAAATACTTATGGGCGAATTAATCAGTACCCCCACGCCATTTCTGGCCCAACCACTCCCGCCGAGCCTTCCATCCAGGGAACCGTTCTCACCATTCCGCTCCACTTTTGGTTCTGCGAAGATGTGGGATCCGCCCTTCCGCTTATTGCGATCCAGCAGTCCGAAGTAGACATAGTTGTGGATCTCACTAACATCTACTCCCTGTTTACCGTGAGAGACGTAGATCCAACCAGCCCCACGTTCGGTCAGCGCATCGCGCCCGATCCTTCCAACCCACTTTACAACATCAACAACTTCCTGTCGCCTCCCACCTATGCTTTATACCCCACTCCGTCTGCCCCCACAAACCCCAACTTGTACCAATGGGACAGCAACGCCTTTCTGGAATGTAACTACATTTTTATTACCGACGCCGAGCTCGTTCACATCGCCAAGTCCGACCAAACCTTTATCATCAAGCAAGTGAACATCGTTTCCGCATTCAACCAGTACGGACCTTCCAACGACCTGGAACTGACCATGCGCAACCTGTGTACTCGCCTTATTTGGGTCGCCCAAAGAAGTGATCGGGCTATTCAAAACGACGTTGACAATTACACGAACTGGGCCAATCCCTACCTGCCTCCCCTAGACCAATCCGGATTATATTTCATGACGCCGTGGTACTCCTCCGGCAACGCTTTGCCAACCGGGACTTCCCAGCGCGACATTCTTTTAGATTCTTCTATTATTCTGGATGGCACCGAGCGCTTCAACTACAAGCAAACGGAGTTCTTTAACCATATTCAGAACTATCGCTTCAACTCGGGAAGAACCACCGACATTCCCGGAATCTATTGCTACTCATTCGCGCTCGACAACGATAAGATCCAGCCTTCTGGTCAGCTGAACGGCTCCATGTTTAACCACACGGTCCTTCGCAACTCGTATGTCCAGCCCCCCATCATATCCAACAACGCTTCTCCGCCCACAACAGTCTGCGTCCTCAAATCTAGTTCATTCAGTCCAAATCCAACCATAGTAAACCCCAACGCAAGAAACGCCAACGGACAGCTCCTCTACTCTCCAAACGACCTGGTTACAGTCGTCAACAAAGGAACGGCCCAAACCTATGCGTATACCTATAATGTGCGCACCTTCGTGGAGTCTTATAACTTCCTGAGATTCCTGGGAGGCGTGGCAAATGTCGTGTTTTCTTCATAATAAGAAGGTAAGATGAGTGGAATCTCAGTTTCCAATGCCACTTACGGAACGACATCGTCTTCCGTAGATGTCACCACTGCGGTCTCTAATGCGGTAAAGAACGGCGTTCTCAGCATGAACAATATTAGTCCCGGAACCTTGGACGTCACCGACCCGGCGCCCAACCAGTCAAAGACTCTGAATGTCTCCTATTCCATAAATGGTGGTGCTGGGCTCAGCACTTCCGTTCGCGATGGCGATAACTTGTATATTAACGCTCCTCCTGAGCGCGTGGCCACCGGTCTTCGAATTACGCGCGCCGAATACGGTTACACCGGAAACTTTACTGATGTCACCAACGCCGTCCAGCTGATGGTCAACAACGGTCGTATTGATTTGCGAGTCAGCTTCTCGGCCGTAGGCCTGCCAGATCCGAACCCGCACAAGCAAAAAGAACTTCAGGTAGACTACACTTTGAACGGAGCTCCCAACTCAAAAACTTTCAAGGACGGCGAGCGCTTCTTTGTAAGCGCCCCGGCTGTAGAAGGCCCCGACAGCGTGACGCCGGCCGCGAACGTTTCCTCGGCAATCGGTATCCTTTTCAGCAACGTTGCTCGCTTTCTTGGCGTGTTCTTGTATGTCTGGTCCATCTTTGCCGCCATGGAATACGGCAAAAACTTCGTGAATCCTTATGTGTGGGGAGCCTTAGCTTTCTTCATGCCGTTCTTCGCGTTTTGGGGCATTCCGCCCATAGCTTTCGCATACAGCTTTTTCACGGGCTCTAGGTCTTACCCGGTATTCTAATTCAAAAATTATTGTTTTGTTTTGTTTTTAGCGTCTTTGCGCTTTATATGTTTTTTGTTTAGGTGCGGCTCATTGCCTTGAACTTGCCCACACCGATGAACCCCTGGAACACGTCCTTGTCGTTCACCTCCAGGTACACGCGGCCGGTCTTCTCACCGACGCCGTACTCCTTGCCTTCAAAGGCCACCACGTCGCAGTCCTCATCGGAGTCTGCGTCGGGCCCCTTCACGTAGCGCCCATTGTCGGCATCCCAATAGGTGCCGACAATGTCGTAAAGAGTTGCGGTCATCTTGATGGCCTGGAGCTCGCCCAGGGTCATCTCAACCGCCTCACCCTCGAGGGGTGGCGTCCTGCTGATCGAATCAGCGTAGGACTGCATCTGCTGGAGCTGGCTCATTGACTTGAAGTCGTCCTCCGACATCTCCTCAACGAACTTGACGAACCCGCGCTTGTGGTCGTCCGTCATCTCCAGCTTGACCTTGGTGAGGATCTCGGTCAGCTGCTTGTTCTGCGCCGCCGAGAGGCGCTTGATGCGCACGTTCTCCTCCTTCTTGGTCTTGGTCTTGGACTCGGTCTCGGTCTTCACGACCTTCACCTCCTCCTTCTTCTCGGACTTGGTCTCGGTCTTCTCGACCTTCACCTCCTCCTTGGACTCGGCCTCGGCCTCCTCCTTCTTGCCCTTCTTGGGCGCCTTCGGCGCCTCCTCGGTCTTCTTGCCCTTCTTGGGCGTGACCTCGGTCTCCTTCTTGGCCTTGCCCTTCGCGGGCGCGGCCTTGGGCTTCGCCTCGGGAGGGTTCTCAAGCTTCTCCAGCTTGGCCTTCTCCTTGGCGATCTTCTCCTCGTGCTTGTTCTTGGACTCCTCGTCCTTGAACTTGTTGGCCTCGAGCTTCTCGGTCCAGACCTTCAGGTTCTTGCGCGCCTTTTCAATGGGCGACAGCTTGACCTTGTCCGAGCCGGTGTCCGACGAAGAGTCGAACTTCTCCGCGATGAAGGCCTTGGCCTCCTCCGCATCGAACCCAAACTTGCCCGCCAGCTTCTCAATGAGCTTTGCGTTATTCTCCATTCTTGTTGTAGATAAGCTTGTTTGGTATTATATGTGTCATCTACCATCTTGAAAAAAACAAATCCGTTTTCAAGCAAGAACGCTAGGCCTTCTTAGAAACACACATATATGAGATCTCCCTCCCACCAATCGTATTCGATTCGGTTGTCTTCTAGGCGGCTCATGAGCAGCTCGCGATCTTCCTCGCTCATCTCACTCATATTGAACATTGTACTGGAATGGGCGTCCAGGCCCTTTTCGTAGAACTCGTTCCACATATCCATTTCATCGTAATCCATCTTGATGAGAAGTTTGGAGAAGTCCCGATGGTCGTGTTCGCAGGCCATACCACTCTGACAATCCGGCTGCCTGCCCTTTGAGGAAATATGAACCATGTGATTCACGCATGGCTTATGGTAGAACCTACAGTTCATCCAAGGGCACTGGTTTCTCATAGAGCACCATCGCGGCTTCTCCTTTTGCCAGAAACTTATTGTGCCGGTCAGTGACATTGTTTTACTAAACCCAAATTTGATGGTCACCGATTCGTTTTTAATGGCCTGAAACTAACACTTCTTCTTACAAATGAGCGATTCCGAGTTTGCCAAGACTCACCTGCGCGAGCACCTAGGGAGCCTTCTCGTGGAACCGGTGTCCGAGGGCTTCTGGAGCATTTACAAGTCGGCCAAGGACCTGTGCGAGCGCAACGGCCAGCAGTCCGAGATTCTGCGCACCTTCCAGAACATGCTGACCCGGATTCCCGAGTGGTCGGAGTCTACGCTGAGCACCGAAGTGGAGCGCATCCAAAAGGTCGCCAAGTGCTCCTACCTTGACGATCTCATCATGGGCGTCTTCATCGCATACATGAAGTCATTTGCCTCTCTCCACTACAAGGGCGGTTCTTCCGAAATCAAGGTGGAGTTCGACCGCCCTTCCCTGGCCAAGTTTATCCACGAGCTCTATGTTCAGTCGGCTCGCAAGGTGTGGCAGGTGGCCTACCTCTTCAAGACGGTGGGCACCAGCACCGAGCAACAGGCCCGTAACCGCCAGGACATTGAGAAGCTGGTTTCTGAGTGTATGGAGCAGGTCATTCGCGGGTTCCTGCCGTGGGAGGCTATTGCAAAGAAGTATTTTGCCGAGCCCGCCCCCGAGGACATTATCAAGGCCGTAGAGGAGCCTTCTAAGGCTGTATCATTTGGCGTGGATGAGGAGGAGTCGGATGACTCTGATGACGAAGAGAAGCCCAAGCTCACGCTGGGCGAAGAGGAAGATACGATTGACTTTCAGAACCTGGACGAGCCCCCGCCCGCGGAAGTTGAAATTCCGGAGACGCCCATGGAAAAGGACCCCATGGAGGAAATTAGCTGCAAGGCCTCCGACACCCTCGTTCTAAATC